TACAGTCTGGATTACAGGAAATTGAAAATATTGCTGACTACGAAATCGATTATGGCAAAACTGGCAGCCGCGAGAAAATTATCGACCAGTACCAAAAATTGTCGACTATCGTTATCAACGAACTGCCGACATATGACGATATACTCGCGATTGAAGATCGCGTCGAGTGTGAGCTATCGATCCGTAATAAGAAGATTCCGATGAAGGGCTACATTGATTTGGTTCGTGATTTAGGCGACGCATTGGAGATCGTTGATTGGAAAAGTGTTACGTCATACTCTGACGAAGATACCGAAAACTGGGCATATCTGATTCAATCCTGGATCTACGTGCAGCTGATTGAATTCAAATACAAGAAGCCTGTCAGCCGCGTCGTTTTCAAGGAAATCAAGAAAACTATCAACCGCGACGGCATGCCTCAAATCAAAGATTATGTGCTTGATCGCCACGGCATTGAGGAAGCTAACGATGTAATTGGACGTGTAGTTAAGGCAGTCAGCGATTATGTTGATAATCCTAACGCTACCTACTTTCCAAACCCACGCGACATGATGAACGGCGCGCAGTCGATGCACATTGTGGCGCAGATGGAAGGCGTCACTGTCAGAACTGTGCACACAACAGAACGACGCGAGAAGTTTGCGCCAGTCAATACAGTTGTTGCTGAAGATATTGCCAGCGATGATGGTTCGGAAACTGATCTAATAAAGGGGAAATTAGTAGAATTTGGCATCGGCGGACGTGTCGAAAAGGTAATCAAAAGCAATACGGTCGATACGTACATGTTTAGACCAAATCGTGGCGTTAAAATGTCAAAAATCGCTACTATGGGTGACGATTTGTCGCTGGCGCTCGGTTCTGACGCTGTGCGAGTTATCGCGCCAGTCTACGGCACAAAAACTGTCGGCATCGAAGTACCGCACGAGCAGTCATTCCCGACGTTTGACGGCAAAGCCAACAGCCACCAGATACCAATCGGTGTCGACACTATGAACAACGTTGTTTATGACGACATTGCCAAAATGCCACACATGCTGATTGGCGGTCAAACTGGATCTGGCAAATCAGTGTTTATCCGTAACATCATCCAGAGTTTGAATAACTGCGAAGTCGACATTATCGACATGAAAGGCTTAGACTTTGACGATTTAGGTAAAAATACTATCTCAGAAGTCGGCGAGTCTCTAGAGCTAATTCGGCGCTTGGTGGAGTTAATGGATAATCGCTACAAAAACAAGCGAACTAACGCTAAGCGTCGAGTTCTGATTATCGACGAATACGCCGACCTGGTAATGCAAACAGGCAAAGAAAAGCACGAAATTGGAGTCTTCGATGAAAACGGCAAGCTCAAAACTAAAACCACCACGATAGACACCCGTAAACAGCTTGAAACTGACCTGACACGTATTCTGCAAAAAGGTCGTGCGGCTAATATCAACGTCATAATCGCTACGCAGCGACCAAGTGCGGATATTGTCGCACCAATTATCAAAGCTAACTGTCCGGTTAAAGCTTGCCTGAGAGTGGCAACTGCCAAAAACTCGGAGATTATCTTAGATGAGGCTGGTGGTGAGCGCTTACTCGGCAAGGGCGACATGCTCTACCTGGGGTCAGGAATGGTTAAACCGGTGCGAGTGCAGTGTTTCTCGCCGATTGAGAAAGGAAAGAACAAATGAGCGAACAGAGCAGCTTGAAAGTCGCGAAGCCTAGTGTCAAGAAAGAGTATGCTGGCATAGCGAAGTACGTCGGCGACTGGGCTCTGGGGCTCAATAAAGAGAAGGTTCTCGGCAATATTCACCGCAACCTGCTGGGCGTCGATAAGATGGGCAGAATACGACCAATCGAGGATTTAGCCTACTTTATGCTGGTGTGCAGTCAATACAACCTGAATCCCCTGAAGAAAGAAATCTACGCGGTTTATCAGCGGACGAAAGTTAATGGTCAATGGGTTGAAAAGTTAGAACCGATCGTAAGCATTCACGGACTGCGGCAATTAGCGCGCCGCTCGAAAAATCCGACGTACGCCTACACCGGCAAAGCAGTTTTCGACTATAAAGATGCTGAGAAGATTAAGCTGGACTCTGCGACGGTTGAAGTATTTGGTCGATTTGACGGTTCGTTTGAGGCGGTCAAGATTGGCGAGTACACGGCGTATTACGACGAGTTTGCCAAAACGCATGCCAATGATGACGAATACGGCAAGTACCGCGCCGGTGATGCTATGGGGACGTGGAAAACCATGCCGCGAGTAATGTTGGCGAAATGCGCAGAAGCTAACGCTATCCGCTCGATATTCGATATCGGCGGCGTGTACGTCGAGGAAGAAATCGGCAGAACAGAAGAACATTAACAAACCTACATCGCACCCTTTTTGGGTGGCCAGATTCGTATATATAGGGTGGGGCGTCAACCGCAGGAGCTCCTCGCACATTTGAGCCACCCCCAAGACAGTAAAATTACAGTTTTGGTTGCAATTTGTGGCTACCCGATGAGGGTGCGATCGAAGTAATAACAAAGGAGAAATAGTGAGCCAAAAATTAATCATTAGGATACTAATAGAATTACTGTTTGAATATCCATCCAACGAGCTTGACACTATCGCGCTGGACTTGCATTTGAAGGACGAGCCGTTAGCGGAGTTCTGCGATAGATTCGAACTGGGCAATTGGTTTTATGATCAGATGACACTGGCGGACATCGATATTGTCGATGAAGTCTCGGCTATCGCTGATGAACATCGCAAGGCTGAGAGCGAGCAGTTAACGGAAAGCCAGCTGCTACGCCGGGAATTACAGCAACAGGGCGTATAAAAATACTAATTTGAAGAGGAGTAATCAATGGATAGTAAAATGCAAAAAGTAGCAAATATCATAGGATATTTGATCGGCGGGATTTTAGTTTCGCTAGCTGGAATCGCTGTCATAGCTATCTTTGGCAGATTGATATTGTGGATTTTGGGGTTGTAGGATCCGAATGACTAAAAAAGCACTTCGCAAGAAACAACGCCGCAAGCGCAAGAAACTGGAGGCTACGTAATGTCCCTGATGAATTGCACATTCACGGTTCGCTGGAGCGACGAGAAAAACGAACCGCATGCGAAAACCTACGCTACCGAAGATGATGCTAAGAGAGCTAAAAAATGGCTGCTGGAGCATGGCGTTCGGAGGGTAGACATCGCGGTCAAGATAAATAATAAGCCAGCTGTCCGCCTACAGGACAGTGAAAAGCAAGCTGAGGCTGCGGCTGAGCAGAAAGGATTTTGGTAGCACCAACGCACCTTTTTACTTTCATTGAGACTTAGATATCTACACAAAAATGGAAACAACTATCATTTGGTGCTATCAATTGGCGACATCAACCTTAAAGTAATTAACTAATGATATACACTCTGGTGTCGCCTTGCCCCAGTTCTGTGGTTGAATAAAACCACATGATTTCGTGTAGATAAGGAGGAGTATTTATGAGTAAACATAATACAATGACATACAAAGAGACAGTTGAAGAGTTAGAATTTGCAATAGAACATAATCTTAGTTTTAATAAGCATGATATCGAGAGAATACTACCCAAAGAAGATATTGAGAGAATTGCAAAAAAGTTTTGTCTTCGTGCAGAGTATCGTCCATTATTTATGAGCGACATTAAAGCATGTTATGTATTGATTTTTGGAAATATAGCTAACTATTTCAGTAAAGATGTAATTAGTAGCGATGAGGGCTACACAATTGAAGAAAAAAAAGACAAAATAGCAGATGTCAACTAAACCACTAATTTATGGACATAGATAAAGAAAATGATAATGATTTACGAAGCAGAAATTGAACAAACTGTAATGGGAAAGCTCTTTATTGAAGCCGACAATCTTGAGCAAGCAAAACAAGTCGCCGAGCGATGCGTGCAAGAGGCACAAAACCTCGTAGATGTCGATTTTGACGAGATTTGGGGCTATGACGTTAGAGATGTGTCAGAGTCAGATTCCGCTGGTGATGCAGAGGTTATCAAGGCGGAGGACGTGTTGTGAACTTGGGTAATCTCGATAAAAAAACAAAAGATAAAATATATCAAATGTTGTATGAATATAGAGTTCTTACTCAAGCTGCTCAACTTAATATTGCCAGGGGTCATACTTCGTATGACGGGCTTGAATGTTACCAATCCACGCTTGACGCAAAAGTAGCAAACGATATTTTTGAAGTCATAAAAGAGCTTAAGTTAAAAACCATTGAGGATTGGTATTATGACTTAATTGACGACACAGAGGAAACAATGGATTTGATGAAGGAAATTATGAAATCTAATGCGTGAAATTAAGTTCAGGATTTGGGACAACCTAGAAAAGGCTTATCTTAACGAAGAAGATGTAGCTATAGACAGTCGAGGTAATGTATTTATCTTCGAGATATACGACAAGAATGACTCTGACTTGTGGTATACACGGCTGCTACCAGACTCAGACAACAAGCGGTATATTATCGAGCAAGATACAGGATTAAAAGACAGAAACGGTACGAAAATCAACGAAGGCGACGTTCTCGTAGATGACGCAGGCGAGCCTATTGAATACTGGACTGTCAAGCTTTCAGAGGGCGCCTTTGTAGGAGAATGCGCAGGCGTAACTGAGGCTCTCTTTGAACTAACAAACCTAGAGGTCGTCGGCAATATTCACGAAGGATCTGAATTAGTGGAGGAGAAATGAGACTATATAAGCTACTAAAAGATTTGCCCACCGTTAAAGCTGGGGCAATCTTCAAAGAGAAAATTAAAATCGATGGCACAAGAGTTTTGAAAGCGTGTGAATCAAGCCGTAAACATTCAATTCTTGTTAGAGAGATCGATAATTTTGACGAGTGGTTCGAGCCAACAGACAGTATTAACTGGAATCTTAAATGGAATGATACATATTGGTACATTGACTATTGGGGCAAGGTTAGCTGTCGCAATTACACGGACGCTATCATTGACAGATTGAATATTGACAATGGTAATACTTATCACACCGAAGAAGAATGTAAAGAAGCTCATGAACGCAAACTAGCTGAAGTCAGACTGCGAAAAACGTCGGACTTTGAGCCAATCTTTGAGAGTGAATATGGCGGCTGGATTGTTTATTTTGACCACGAGAACAGAATGCTGGATTGTACAAAAGTGTTCAGTTGCGACAGAGGCGAACCCGTTCACTACGCAACCAAAGAAGACGCTGAAAGGTCTATTAAAGAAAATCGAGCAGATTGGTTAGCTTATTTTGGAATTAAGGAGTGGGAATAATGCCTAATCTCGCAAACATAGATAATCCATACGAGGATCAAGAGCAAGAAGCGTTTGTCAAATGGCTAGATGATAACGGCTATCCACGTTTCAGAGTGCCTAACGAAACATACACCAAAAGCCACAAACAGCGAAACAAGAATAAGAAGCTCGGTGTGAGTTCTGGCGTGCCAGATTTATTCGTGGTAGTCCCAGCAGACTATAGCGACCATCGTCTTGTTGCTATCGAAATGAAACGCAGGAAAGGAGGCGTGACATCAGAGAACCAAAAGAAGTGGATTAAAACACTCAATGAAGCTGGCATTCAGACTGTTGTTTGTAAGGGGTGTGATGCGGCGATTGAGTTTATCGAATCAATAACTAAATAAGGATTTTAAGATGAAGCTAATTAAAAGAATCAAAACGATATTCGGTGTAGACAAGCAGGAGCAGATAATACCAAAAGCTGAGCCTGAGCTTAGAGTCGGCAACATAGTGGCGTTTAAGCGAGGTAAGGGTTCAGAGGCGTCGTACGGTACGGTGATTGCGGTTAAAGATGGCAAGGCGGTAATTAATATAGGTACGTCAATTTTTCGTCAAATGTTCATTCTGCCGTTTGATGAACTGATCGCCATTTCGTCGAGAGCACAAGAGCAATCGAACGATTAAGAGGTTTATGAAACGTAAAATCAAAGGACGAAACCATAAAACGCCAACACCTAGAGCTTACAGCATAAAAGAAACTCGCTCAAAGCAATTTATCCGTAAACAACTAATAAATAATAATGGAGCAATATGTTCACTCTGCAACAAGCCGATTGAAACGATGAAGGATTGCACTATTGATCATATTGTCCCAATCAGTAAGGGCGGCTTGACGACGATTGAGAACTGCCGGTTAGCACACAGAGATTGCAACCTAAACAGAGGTAACGGGAAGGCTTGAAATCAAGCTAGTTAAAACATAACTGACGTAAACGTCAATAATATGTGTGCGCCTAAAAAGAAAGACGGTCATTTGCGACCGCCTTTTTAATTTTCCACAGGTGTAGCAAAAATCCCTAAAATATTTACAAAAGGTATTGACGTTTGGCACTACCTTTGCTATACTTAAGACAGTTAGATAAGAAGCGGCGCGAACAAATTACAAGGCGCGACAGCACAACCCTCTAACTAGCGACTAAACTAACTCTCTCGAAAGGAGAATAAAATGGCAACATACACAGGATGGTTTTACCGAGATAACCAACCAACTCAAGAAATACAATTTGAAGCAAGCGCTGATTTGCGAAACGACAAAGAAGAACTAGAGCAGATAATGCGCGCTGAACTTCGTAAAAGATTTAGCAAAAGTGAAAACTTAATCATTGAAGACATTTCTATTGAATTCGATGAAGTAGCAATGCTAGATCAGATTATCGATACTGTAAAGAACTTAGACAGATATAAAGATTATGAAGCAGTAGTTGATGACGACGGTACTATTCATTTTTACGATGATGACGATGAAGAGGTTGAGATATTCGTAGCTAGTGAAGCTTTATGGGAAGCTATCGACTATATGCTACAAAACTGTACAGAAGAAGCTGAAATTCGCTACGACGGATTGAAATATTTTACCGTCAGTGCTATTTATTAAATATTAACAGCCTCGCCGGCGGCATTGTAGCCGGCAGAAGGGTCAAATGAAAAAAACTAAGCATATCTACGTTAAAATATCAGAAAGTGATCACCAGCAAATCGTCAAGCGAGCCGCAGAGCTTAATTTGACCATCAGCGAGTATATTCGACGGTTGGTTTTGGTAGATATTGCAAAAGCTGATAAATAGTGCTAAACTACGAGTGCTAGTTTAGTCGCTAGTTTGTAAGCCTCCTCTCAAAGGTGGCTTACTTTATGTTATAATAGCCATAGAATTGCGGATCGAAAGAGCCGCTTTTTTATTTGGAGAAATTATCATGGCAACCAGAAAAATGATGCGCAGGAACAGGCGAAGCAGCAAGCAGTCTAGCCGCAAATCCCCGAAGCAGCAACTGCGCGGGATTGTTAAGGATACGCCGAAAACGCCACCTGTTGAGCCGCCAAAACAGCTTGAGCAACCAGAGCCAGGACAACCGACGAAATATAAGCCAGAGTATTGCCAGCAACTCATTGACTATTTTTCAATCGAGCCGTTAGAAATTATTAGAGAACAGGAAATAACCAACACCGATGGCGGCAAATACATCTCGCGTCGCCTGCCGCAACGTTTTCCGTGGTTTGAAGGCTTTGCTAGAAAGATTGGCGTTCACCGCAATACACTGAAAAATTGGTGTGCTGAACATCCAGAATTCGCTGAGGCATACGATACCGCCAAGGATTTGCAACGCGAGTTCATCGTTGATGTGGCTTTGAGTGGCGCTGCGCCACCAAGCTTTGCTATCTTTACTATGAAAAACGTCTGCGGATGGAGGGACGAGCGAGACTTGAAGTTGAAGAAAGCGAAAGAGGAAGGCGATATTGATGACGACGAGCTCAAAGCAGCCATCTTTGAATAATCTCACCAGAGCGGATATTCTGCGACTTTGTGACAAATACTGGGACACTGACCGCGACAAGCTACGGCGTTATCTGCTGGCGATATTTAAGCGGCGGGAAAATATTCACCTTTTCGGCTGGTTTGTTGCACGGCCGTATTTTCCTTTGGAAACGCCACTATTCCATAAAGAGATCCTAGACTTAATCAGTGATAAGAATAATCGACGCATAGGTGTTATTGCGCCACGTGGACACGCAAAATCCACGACGGTGGATATGACGTACCCGCTGTGGGCTGGTTGTTTTGAACAAGAAGAGTTCATAGTGATAATTAGCGACACCTACACGCAAGCAGCTGAGTTTATCAATGCACTTAAAGATGAATTCGAGAATAATCCGAAAATTAAATGGTTATTCGGGAATATGAAGGGTGACGACTGGCAAGACGGCGAGTTCGTGCTGAGTAACGGCATTAAGTACGCCGCGAAAGGTTCTGGCATGAAAATTCGTGGTATTCGACACCGACATACACGACCGACTCTAATGATATTTGACGATATCGAGAATGACGAAAACATCAAGAGCGCCGAGCAACGCCAGAAGCTGTACCATTGGTTTACCAAGGCGGCGATACCAGCACTAGCGAGAGGTGGACGTGCTGTTGTCATCGGAACGATTCTTCATTTCGACAGCCTCGTGAATAAAGTGATGAAACAGCAAGATGTGTTTAAGAGCTGGCATACACGGATATTTTACGCAATTACCACCGAGGAGGACGGCACAGAGCGGGCTTTGTGGCCGGAACACCGCAGCCTAGAGAAGCTGAGGGCTATGCGAGATGATCCGAGTGATCAGGAGTTCGTTGGCAGCATTGCTTTTGCGCAGGAATATCAGCACAAGCCGTTCAGCGAAGAGGACGCTATCATCAAGCCTGATTGGATTAAAGAGTGCGAGCCAAGTCAGGTGCCAGATAAGCATGCACGGCTGGCGAGGGTGCTGACAATCGATCCTGCCGCCAGCGAACGTCAGACGGCTGACCCGACGGCTATGGGTGTTGTTGACCTGTATACCGACGGCAATGTTTACATACGTGCGATACGCAACCAACGAACCTCGCCGAGTGTCACTGCTGATACAGTTAGAGAGCTTGATGAAATATACAAACCGCAGGTGATTGGTATAGAGGAGGGCGCACTGGGGCTGGTGTTTCGGGATTTGCTGGCGGGGCTGCCTGTCATTGGCTTGAAGCCTGATAAAGACAAGGTGCGGCGACTCTTAGCCGTGAGCCGATTCTTTGAGGCTGGCAGGATATATATTGTGAAAGATATTCAGAATGGACAAGCGTTACGCGAGCAGTTGATTGAATTTCCAAAGGGCACGCATGACGACATGGTGGATATGGTGGTTTATGCGGTGCGGTTGCTGTTGGTGGAGGGTATGAATCAGGTGTCGAGTAAAGATTTCCAGACTGCTGGTGATTATTACGACGAGCTAGATGACGATGAGTGGTTGGATTAAGTATAAGTATGATATAATCAGAGTAAGTATATACGACGCGCGAAAGGCGTCGTATTTTATTTGGAGAAATTATGAAGCTGGTAAACTTGAGCGGTAAGAATAACGATAAAAATGCAGGTAGCCGACTACGTGAGATTGGTGGTGCTGGCACTGGCGTATTTACGGACTATGAAGCAGAGAAAATAAAGCTAAACCGCCCGAGGAAAATCACTGATTACCGAGATATGTTGCGCGATGGCACTGTCGAGGCATTATTCAATATCCTGACCATGCCGATTTTGGCAAGTGAGTATGACATTAAGCCTGCCGACGAAAGTACTGAAGCGAAAACGCAAGCAGATTTCGTACGAAACAACTTACTGAGCGAGAGCTATAAAGGCGGTATTGAAACGCCGTTTAATTTGTTCCTCGACCAGTCGATGATGGCGCTTGTGGATGGCTTTCAGGTATGGGAAAAGGTGTATCGGCTCAATAGTAACCGCTACGAGTTGAAGAAGCTGGCGCTGCGGGATTCGAGAAGCGTGGAGATTCAGAGCGATTTGAAGGAAGGCTATCAAGGAATTAGGCAAACACAAGAAGATGGCTCGACGGTGGATATTCCAGCCTACAAAACGTTCCTATTTACACCAGGCAAACGATACGATCCGTATTACGGACGTTCAATATTTACGGCACTTTGGCGAAACTATGACAAGAAGTGGAAGTTAGAATATCTGGATAGCATTGCTTTGCAAAATGACGCTATCAAACCAAAGGTATTAAAAAATACCGGCAACACACTTGCAAATGCTGATGACAAAGTAACGTCGAAAGTATTGAACGTATTAAGCCGTTTAGGCAAGGTCAATTCAACGGCGACTTTGCCGCCAAATTACGAACTTGAGGTACTGAACTCTGAGGGACGCGATCCGCACCAATCGATTGAGCGCCAGAACTCTGAGATGGCAAGAGTATTCCTGGCTAACTTTATGTTGTTAGGTTCACAAGGAACGAGCTCAACTGGCAGTTTTGCATTGAGCGACACGCAAGCAAAGATGTTCCGTATGAGTCTAGAATCCGTCATGAATAAGCTGGCGGCTCACATTAACCAATACATTATCGCTGATTTGATTGATATTAACTTTAGCGAACCACACTATCCAGTTTTCGCATTCGAGAAGATGGATAATGAAGTGGTTGGTGCGATATTTAACGCATTTACGACAATGATTCAAAAAGATCGCATGTCTGACGCAATGGCGAGCGAGATTGAGGATGCAACAGCGACACGGCTGGGCTTTGACGTGGAGAAGATTAAGCAGCATCGTACTGAACAGTCTGAAAATACTGAAAGCAACGCCAGCAAGGAGAAAGAGGCTGGCGGTACGCCGACTGGTCAACGAACAATGAGCGACGATCACAAGCATGAGCCAAGCGAGAGCCTGAAAAAGCTTGACGCCAGATGGCAGGAGCTAGAAAAACGTTTTTTAGACCAAATCCGCCCGGTTTATGAGACTGTGGCGGAGAAAGTCAGTCAGGAGGTCGCAGAATCAAAGCTAGTGAGCGACATTGATGCGGTGGTGTTTCCAGCGGAGTACCGCCGAACGTTGGTATCATTCTTTAAGCAGGGGTATCAGATTGGAAAAATCAGTGCTAGCGATGAAATGGGTAAGCCGGCCGCGAAGAACGGCAATGATTTAACCAAAGCAGCAGTTGAGTATATCAACTGGATCATTGAAAAGCAGCAGGATGACCTAACCAATTACGCTAAAAGCCTGGTAATGAACAGAGTAGTGCTGGATGATGAGCCGATTGATTACGACGCTGAGATTCTGAAGCTGATTCTGGCATGGTTTGCGACGAAGTTGACGGATACGGCGTCGTACACAATTGCACAAGCAGTCAATTCTGGGCGTAATTCGGTATGGGACGATGACGATATGTTGGAGTTTTCGGCAATTCTGGATGCACGAACGTCGCCTGGTTGTAGCGCGCTGGATGGCAAGGTGATGACGTGGAAGGAGTGGCAGGCATATCCTGAGTATATTCCGCCGCGACATTTTAACTGCCGCTCGACATTTACGAGACTTCTCGGCGATAATCCAGAGGATGAGATAAACCCGCCGAACAACATGCAGATGCACAACATTGAGAAGATTCAGAGAACGCCGAAGCCGCAGCTGATTGAAGAGAATCCATACATGGCACAGTATACCAAGGCAGAGTTGCTGAGTGTCGAGACATACAAGGGCAATGGGTTTATAAATATCAATCAGACGCTATTGGGTCGCCGACCAATGAATGAATATGCTGAGGCTGATATTAAGCAACTGGATAAGGCGATTAAGAAGACGAAGCTAGAGAAGGACGTGGTGCTGTATCGTGGTATTGGGCTAGAGTCAAAGTTGTCGGTTAATGATATTGTCGATAATCCTAATTTTCTTTCTACATCTACCAGTCAGGACGTGTCAATAGAGTTTGCGCGGCAAGCTGATGGGAACAAATATGTATTTATCTTTAAGGCTCCAAAGGATATGCCATATTTGGATATGGAGAAAGTGCTAGCAGATAATGGTGTTACCTCAATAACAGATGAGGACGAATATCTGCTGTCTAGGGGCAAGAAGTTCGTTGTAAAAAGGCTTAAGAAGTTAGATAATGAGATTATCATGGCTGATATGGAAATGACGAAGGACACTAAATACCTCGCTGATGAATCAGAGGACTTGCTGACTGATGAAATGATGGCTAGTTTGAATAAGACGGCCGAGGAAGTTGAGAAGCGTCTCGCCGATCCAAATTACAAACCGAGCCGAGCAGTTCAACGGATGCATGCTATTTGGCAGATGGATTCTGAATACCTAGACGAACAGCTGAAAAAGCAGCATAAAAACAAATAGTTTTGCTTTAACCACAAGTATGATATAATACGACCAGTATATGCGACAAGCGAGTTTGTCGCATTTTCTTTTGGGGCAAATTTCTCTTGGAGTATATCGGGAGAATAATATGTTTACAGTTTCAACAAAGACGAAAGATAACATCCGACTAAGCGACGAGGGTAAAAGCGAGTACAGACGGTATTGGAAGCAATTATGCCCGTTTGGCGAATGGATAGATCCAAATGATTGGGATAATTCAAAGTTGGTTATTGACAAAAACCTGGTTGATCAACTGGTAAAAAACTTCAATGACGGGGTTTTGGACTACGTGCCGGTGCCGTTAGGACACCCGTATGACAGCTCGAGCTTAGCAAGTCTTAATACCGGCGAGTTGCTGGAGTTGGAGGCACGAGAAGACGGCTTGTACGGTTTGATAGAAATTCGCGACGATGCAGTTGCCGATAAAATCGACAAAAACCTGATTCCAAATGTATCAATGGGTATGGATTTGCAATACAAGGACAAGAAAGATGGCTCACTCAAGGGTGCGGTGCTCCAACACGTGGGGCTAGTGACCGACCCATATCTCAAAGGCATGCACGCCTTTGAGCCGGCGCTGTCTGATATGTCGCAGGTAGCCATTGTGCTTAGTGATTCATCTAATAACAAGAGAGAGGAGAATGGGATGAATAAGGTAAAAGTAACTAACGACCGTGATTTTGACGTCGAGGTGAAGTGGCAGGAAGACGGTGAAGAGAAGACCGCAACCGTCGCCGCTGGTGCAGACGTTGAAGTTCCTGAAGATCAGGAGGAAGCAGTAAAGCAGCAAATCGCCGACGCTAAAGAGCCAGAAGATAAAGACGAGGATAAGTCTGGAGAGGACAATTTGTCCGACAAGAAAGATTTGTCTGACGAGCAGAAAGCGCTTGAAGCTGAGAAAGCTGAGTTGGCTCGGGAAAAAGCCGAACTGGCAAAGCAGAAGCAAGAGCTATCGGAAAAGCAGGCTGAGGCTGAATATGAGAAGCTGCTTTCTGAAGGCAAGCTTGTCCCGGCTCAGAAAGAGAGCTATTTGGCACTCTGCGCCGCCAAAGACACCAAGGTGCAGTTATCTGATACGAAAACCAAATCTGTTGATGTGCTATTATCGGAACTCTTTGCGGCAATGCCGGCAATGCGGCTATTGAGCGAAGATGGCGGTGAAGGCGGCAATGGAAATGGTGATGAAGTTCAGCTGGACGACTCTGATAAAGCAGACATCGAGCGGTTCGGACTGAATGAAGAAGATTATAAAGAAGTAAAGCGTGAGAAGGAGAAACAATAATGACATTTCTACGACAAGACGGCGATTTGATTTCAGCTCCATTCGGTAGCAATGTAATCAATCGCGGACAACTAGTTACTGTTGACGCTAGCGGTAACGCTAGGGCAGCAGAAGCTGGAGTAAAACCATTCTTGGGCGTTGCTATGGAAAATACCGGCGGACTAATCAAGAATGAAGTGCGAGTTTATCGAACTGGCGTGTTCCAGCTGGCAATCGACGTAGTAGCGGCTGCTGATTTAGGCAAGGCTGTTGCTATTGCGACATCAGATAAGGTAACAACGACTGTTAGCGGCACCGCGCCGGCAATCGGACAGATTGTTGAAGTTATTGACAATAAAACTGTAGGCGTTCGCCTGAGCTAAGAAAGGAAGATAAGATGGACTTAAAAGCAATGCTACAAAAGCTTGATACCGCCATCAAGACGGTATACAAGACTACTAAAAAAGAATACAAAGACCCTCTGCAGGGCATTTTGTACGATATCACACCAGTGACGGGTGCGGTCAACAACATCGTGACACTCAACAGCGTGCCTGGCATGCGTGAGTTCAAATCAGAGCGCAAACACGGCGTGGCTGACAACACCGTCCACACAATCGCTCCACGAAAGTGGGAGTCAACCCTGGACGTTGAACGTGAAAAGATTGAAGACGATGATCTCGGCCAGATTCCAAACCAAACCCGCGTGATGACTACTAAGAGTGGACGTCATTATGGTGCACTGGCTGTGGCAGCACTTCCTGTTGGCTTTACGGCTAACTTGAGCGACGGCAAGCCATTCTTCCACTCTGATCGTGGCAACTTGATTACTGGCGCATTCAGTGCCGCAACATTTAGTAAGGCTTTTGATGCGTTGGTTGGCATGAAAGATGCTGATGGCGACTTTATCAACCCGATTCCAACCCACTTGATCGTTGGTCAGGAAAACCGCGAGGAAGCTGAGAAAATCTTGCTCCGCGAGAAGTTGGACAATGGACAGAGCAACACCAATTACAAACGTGTTGAGCTTATCGTTGATCCACGAATTGCTGGCAAAGCAGTATTCTTGGTGGCGGCTAAAGAGGGTATGTGCCCATTGACAATTGCTGAGCGCGTGAAGGTTGGTGCACCTGTTGCGAAGACCGACATAAACAGCGACAGGGCATTCGAAACTGATGTGTTTAGCTGGGGCTTGCGTGGTCGTTACGACGCAGCTTACCAGGCAATGCAGTTTATCGTGACTGTGAAAGGTTCTTAGTCGGCAGACTTGAGGCGGGAGATGATTCGCCCGCCTTTGTTTGAGGATTAGGAGAAATAATATGAAGCACGAAATAAATCAACCTATCAAAGATATATTACAGGAAGCGGGATTGTATCACCGCCAGTTGTTGGAATTTAACGACGTTAACAGTTCGGTGATTTCGCTAGGAGACTACATCTTGGCTGACGTCAACGGCGACGATACAATTGACGTAAAAGATGTGCGAGTGCTGGTAGACAATAAGCTAGTCAAAGTAACCGAAGTAGACACCACCAATGCATTGATTACACTGGAAAAGCCGGTTGTTTCTGGGCAGGAAGTGTCGGTGCGTTTTGCTAGTTCTAGTGTAGAGCCTGAATATGTCGAGAAAGTGCGAACTGAAGCCCTGAGCGAAATCATATCAAAGATTCCATGTGAGGCTGCCTGGGCTGAGGAGTATAATCCAACATTACGCTACATTCAGCGGCTAATGGCTGCCGGTATGTTATTGGTGCGGGATTATGGATTTAATGAAGACATTGAAAATACCAGCAAGGATGGCTATAAGAAATTGGAGCTGGCAAGCGAAAAACTAAACACGCTAATTGCCACGGTTTGTGGCGAAGCCTGTTCAAGAAGTGCTCAAGGATTTGCGGTGCGGGATGATGGAGATCTTTTTTCAAAGAGACCGCATATCAGTAGCGAGGATTGGTAGATGGACGGGCAAAAAGTACCAATTTCTGTCACGGTTGATGGCGAGGAACTGAAGCAATTCAATCAGATACTATTAAATCGATGGAAGCGTGCTAGTAGTCTGCGTATACCATTGCAAGAGGCGGCTAATTTTATGCTGGATGAGATTTCCAAGAATTTTAGTGGCAAGCGTGGTACAGTTTTTGGCGCACAGTGGCAGAAGCGTAAGCGAAACTATCCGTGGCCGCTACTGAATAAAACAGGCAAGATGAAGGATGGTTTTAAGGCGGAAATATATAGTGATAAAGCGGTTATTAAAAATCCGACGCGGTATTTCAAATATCATCAGATGGGCACGAAAAACATGCCAGCTCGCAAGATGTGGGGCATGACCGAGCCACAGGCACGGTATATTCGCCAACGATTACAAATCTATTTAGAAGCTGAAGGAGAGAGATAATGCAATACGAAGACCCAATTTTAGCAAAGTTGCGCAACCTGTTAAATGAGCACGGCCCGAAAGACTTGAGGAATAAATACTATCTGGGCGATCCAATGGTGGTGGATAAATCAAGCTTGCCGATGTGCTTTATTAGTTACGAGCGGCAGAGTGTCATTGATGATGCCTCGTATTCAATCGAAACGCACTCGACAGTGTTAATCAACGTGGCATATGACCTAACTAGGGATTTTAATAGCACGGCAAAACGTAGTGGCAGCCATATGGCGCTGGTGAAAATGATTTGCGGGCGAGATAGTAAGAATAAATTACTACCTGAGACGATTTTATCTGTGCTGAGGCAATTCCAAGATGAGCAATCTGACGAGCTGATAATCGACCTGGGCAGCCAAACGGAAATAGAGTATGTAGTCAGCGAGCGGGGCGGCAGCGTATTTACTAACGAAGCTTTAATACGATTCACGGTGCGCACTCGCGATATGGTTGGATAAATGTAAGCACCATGATATAATACGGGTAGTATATGCGATCAGCCTTGGTCGCATTTTCTTTTGTCCATTGACTGATTTCGCGTAAGAAAGGGATTAACCGTGAAGAAAGACAATCAGCCAGCAGCACCCGCACCGAAGCAGTCATTTTATCTGCCAGAGTTCGGCGTGTCTGTCGAAGCAGAAAGCTTTGAAGAAGCAGTCAAAAAAGCCAAAGCCGAAAATAAGGAGGGAGAGGAATAATGGCAGAGAAAAAGATTGTAACAGGTCGAAAGACCGCCGTGGGCTTGGCGCTGGAAGAAACCAGAGGCACCGCCAAAATGCCGACGTATTTTTATCCGCAACTAGATTTTAGCTTTAAGGATACTCCAGAAACGAAAACTAATGAATCGGCGTACAACAACATCACCAAAAACAACGCTGTCGATGTGATGAGTGTTAAGGGCGAAGGCTCAATTGGCGGTAAAACATGGGCAAAAGGGCTGTACTACTGGCTGGCAATGGTGTTTGGGCAAAAAGCCACAACAACACCTGTTGCTGGCGATACGGGAGCTAAGAAACACTTATTCTCACTTAATAATGAGAATACGCACATCAGCTCGACCGTTACTATTAAAGAGGCGGTATTCTGCGGGCAGTTCCCGTATGCTATGATTGAGAGCTTTAAGATTTCATGGACACCTGACGACTATCCGAAGATTGAAGTAAGCTTGATGTCGAAAAAGTCAAAGGACGTAACGCCGTCGTCTGTCACTATTGCCTATGATGCGACGGAAACTGAGTTTATTCCGAAAGACGTGCTGTTGAAAATGGCAGCCGATACAGCCGGGCTAGCAGCAGCGCCAGAGCTACAAGACGTTAAGAGTTTCAGCTTGGAAATTAAGAAAAACTTGGAGGCGGTTCAAACGTCGAGTTCTAAGGATGACATTCAGGAGATCTTTAATAAGGACTTTGAGGTTAGCGGCTCAATTGAGAAACTCTACACTGACAACACCTACAAAACCACGATGTTGAACGGTACAACTCAGGCAATGCAGTTCGGTTTCATAGATAAAAATCATAAAGCCGGCGTAACCACGCCAACCAGCCTGTTGTTTACTATAAGTAAGGTAGCAATTTCCAGCCGAGAGCCAAGCTACGGACTGAGTGATATTTCAACTGAGACTATCAACTTTGAGGGCTTGCTAAATATTACAGACGGCAAGACTATCGAAGCTGAATTGGTTAATAAATATGAATACTAGGAGTAGATAAATGAGTAATCGAGAAGTGACAATTGAACTAAATGATGGACGTAGTGCTGTTATCCGCGGATTTATTCGCAATCGCGACAGAAGTATGTACCGACGGCTAATGCTCGAGGGGCAAACTATGTCTACTAAGGAAATGGAAGCCAGTGATGGCGAGGTAGATGTCGACTTGAGTAGAGTTATGGGAGCGAGCGATAAACTAATTGAGAAGTTATTGCTGGAGTATTGTGGTAGCCGTGAACAGCCATTTGAAGCACTGATGGACAGCGAATTTGGCGACGACTACGAGACTATCAGCAATAAGGTTATGGAAGTATTCGGTAGAGAGAGGGAGCTCCCAAAAGAATAGAGGCGTGGTCGATTAAGTACGACCGCGCTCTACGCAATGGTTCTGGTGAAGTGCCGCAGATAATCCAAATTGCACTTGTCTGCAAGGAGTATGGCTGGACGTATGATGAATATATGGATCAGCCAGAGGATTTTACCGCAGCTATCCTAGCAAGACGCCAAGTTGAGGCGGTAGTCGAAAAGGAGCAAATCGATAAGGCGAGGCAGCAGTAAGCTGCCTCTGCTTTTATCTGTGCTTGTCACAGGCGATGCCGTCACCGTCTCTATCAAGGTGTGATGCGTACCCAGGTTCACCTCGACGCATATGACTATAGCCAGCGGCGCGTGCCTCTTTGCAGCTGCTAAAGTTCGGGCCCGATGGAGCAGGTTGTGGTGAGGGCGCAGTCTGGCGAGGTGTAGCTACTGGTTGTGAGCGCGACTGCTGTTGTTGGCGAGCGCTAGCAGCGGCGGCTTCCTCTTGTTTTTTCTTTTCCTCGGCCTCTTTCTTGGCTTTGTCGGCACGTTCTTTTTCTTCATGCTTGGCTTTTTCTAGTTTGGCGATACGTTCAGAGAATGGAGCACGCTTGTCTTCTGGTAGTCTATTGATGTCTGATTTGGCACGAGAGATGTTTTCGTTAGTGGGTTGTTCTTCAGTCTTTTTTACTAGATCCTCGGTATACTTGAGAGCTTTTTCGAGCTCTTGCTTATCGTAGTCGGCTTTTGTTTGACGGTGAAACTTAACCGTTTTATCACTGTGGCGTTTGCCATCAGCAACAGATATAGAGATATCGCTGTCTCCCTCTTTAATATTTTTAACTTCGTATTTGATATTACCAGCTGCGTTTTTGCGGTCGTGGATGTCAGTTTTGTCGCCTGAGACTTTTACCTCGGCAAATGAGCTAACACCCGATATTTTGGCGGATAGCTCAAGCCTGTCGGTGTAATAATCAAGCTTGATATTGTCCTCTACATCAGATATAACGATTGGAACATTGTCCTTTTCGAGACGAGACTGCTCCATCACATTGCTGACATGAGCAATGACGAGAATAGCTATGATGATACCGCCCAAAATAGCCCAGCCTCGCTTTTCGTTTTTGGTAAGCGGTCTATTCTTATTTTCTTGGTAGATTTGCTTGAAGCTTTTGATAGATGGTTTAGCTTTGTCAATTTTATTAGATTCAGCAGATTTTTTGCGACGGAGAGATAGATTCATTTGGAGGACTCCAGGTTTAATTTAGAAAGAACATATTTCTTAAACTTAGTTGATTTTGAAGTGTGAGACATGCTTTCAAGGTTTGTCGCAGTTGTAGCCATATCACCTGTGTTCGTATAGTGTTTTTCAAGGATAAGCTCTACGTTACCGCTTTTTGTATATAAGACATTCTGCACATAAAAGCCACTGTCGTACTTTTTCTTCTTTACGGCCGCCCCAGCAAGACCAAAAGCAACAACCTTGGCGGCTGAAGTCTCTTTACCGCTAACACGCCGTTCGTTGCCAAAATCGAAATCAAAGCCTTCGATCTCTGACCAGTCAAAGTGTCTAGCGAGAGCCCATTGTCCTTTATTGAAGGACAAGTCTACTCCGTGTTCATCACACCTGAGACTAGCGTTTAGTACTGAGTCTGGAGTCTCTGGATGAGACCCTTCGTATTTCCCGATAATTGTAATTGGTTTTGGTGTTTTATCTTTCTTAAATAGATTAAACATGGTGGCAGTTTGTTTTTCCTTTCCTTATGGAGGGATTATACCACGATGTGATATAATATGGGTAATATATGCGGACTTTGAGCCGCATTTTTTTGTTGTTTTTCGTCCGCTAGGAAAAGAAGGCGGAAGATGAATAACAGCACACTCACTCTGACAATCCGAGCAAACGTATCAGCCTTGCAGTCTGCCTTGAAGACTGCTCAGGCAAGCGTTAAAAATTTTAGCAGCAATGTAGGCAAGAAACTAGTCGGCAATGCTGCTAATTTGAAGGACTCTTTTAGTCAAGCGGGCGGATTCATTGAATCGACGCTGAAGCGCGTCGGTGCGGTCGCGGTGGGCGGTAGCTTTGGGTTGATGTCGTTCGTAAAAAGCGCATCTGAATTGCAGTCTCTGCGATCGTCTTTTGAGTCGCTAACTGGAACAGTAGAGGCGACGAATGTCGTCATGAAAACACTGTATCAATACGGCAAAGAAACAGCCTTTGATAATAAATCCATCCAGGCGACCGCAAAAATGTTCCTGGCAAACGGCGTGGCGGTTCAGGATTTGATGGGCTGGATGAGAAATTTGGGCGACTTGGCGGGTGCAACTGGTGCAGATTTGCAAGGCTTGGCACTGCCAATTACGCAGGCAATCGGTAATGGCAAGATGATGACACAAGACTGGTATCAGATCATCAACCAAGGTGCTGGTGGATTCAAAAAATATATCATTGCAGCGATGGGGGCGGGTCATTCCATTCAGACGTTCGGCGACGACCTGTCAAAGGGCAAAGTTACAGCTGATGTGCTACGTAAGGCACTCCAGATGGCAAGTGATGAGGGTGGTATGGCTTTTCAGGGTGCGATTAAGCAATCCCGAACATTCAATGGACGCATGAGCAACTTGCTGGAAACAATTACCAACGTAGGCATGAAAATTGTTGGCGTGGATGCAGAGACTGGACAAGTCAAAGCTGGCGGTGTGTTCGACAAAATCAGCAAAGCCGTTGAGGATGCGACAAATTGGCTGGAAAAGAATAAGGATAAGATTCAGAAGATTGCGGATATAGTAATAAATAATTTCGTACCAGCAGTAACCGCTGCTGGCGCTGCCCTAGTGGCTATGAAAGTGGGATCGTTCGCTGCTAGTATGATTCAATTTGCGAATGCTATTCGTGGCGGGAAAACGGCCATGGAAGCATTTAATTTAGTAACTGGTAAAAATCCGATGCTTTTGATTGTTGCTGCTATAGCAGCGGTGGTTGGAGCATTGGTGTTTTTACAGGTAAAGTTCAATATATTCGGCAAAGCGTGGGAGGCAATAAAATCCGCTTGGAGTGCTGCTGCTAGTTGGTTTGGCGGTATCTTTAACGCTATCGGACAAGTTGTAGGTGACTTCGTTGGCGGCGTGCTTGGGTTTTTTGGTGATATTTGGAATGGGATAGTTGGCGTATTCAATAGCATAGTGTCGTTCGTGCAAGAATGGGGGCTTTCTATTTTAGCGGTAATCTTCGCACCGATATCTCTTGTCATTGGATTATTTTTCATGTTCAAGGATCAGATATTTGCCGTATTTCAGGCAGTTTGGAATTTTATCGTGGCAGTATTTACGCCAATAGTACAGTTCTTTGGCAGTGTGTTCAGTGGCGCATGGAATATTATCGTGAGCGTGTGGAATACAGCTATTGGCTGGTTCGGCGGCGTGTGGAATGGCATCGTCGGCGTGTTTGCTGGCGTGGCAGGCTGGTTTGGCGGTATTTTCCGCGGAGCATGGAACGCTATCACTGGCATATTTGGCGGGCTGGCGGGATTCTTCGGTGGAGTGTGGAATACTATCACTGGGATGTTCGGAAGGCTGGGCAGCTTCGTTGGTAATGCTATTGGCGGTGCGGTCAGGGGTGCAGTTAATGGTGCACTAAGCATGGTCGAGAAGATGGCAAACGGGTTCATTGGCATGATTAACGGTGCGATTGGAATTATCAACAAGATTCCAGGCGTACACATTGGTAATATTCCAAGCTTACATATTCCGCGAATGGCGACCGGTGGCATCGTTACTCCGCAGGGCGGCGGTTCGATTATTTATGCTGGTGACGGCGGGCAGAACGAATGGGTCGTTCCAGAAAGTAAGATGGCAAGCCTGGTGACGCAAATTAACAAGCGCAGCGACGGAGTTGGTGCACGAGATGTCAACATTACCGTAAATGTTACTACTAGAGATGAGAAATTTAACGAGGAGGATGCAGTGAATATCGCAAAGCAAATCAATCGAGCATTAAAAGCACAAGGATTGCGACTTGATCAACTAGGAGCACTCCGATGATACGATTAAACGGTCAAGAAATACCAATTTATCCAAGCGGCTATGACGATTCGCCGGTGGTAGTGAAAACCGACAACCTGTCAATTAATGGCAGTATTGAGAGGCATAGCTTTCCATCCAAAAAGCGTGCCAAAATGACATTTACGGCCGTAACGCCAGCGCAGTTTCGATTCTTTGAGGATATCTTTAATGCCACTGGCACGGTGAAGTTTTATAACGACCAGTCAAAGTATGGCGTGCTTCAGTTTGACGGGATTATGACAGACTGTGATGCTGACGAATATATTCGTGGCGGTAGTTTAATGACAAGCCTAACCGTAACAATTCGGGAGGTGTAAATGCAGGCGGTTTCGGCTAATTTCATCAGCAAGGTTGACGCACCGCACAAGCAGACTGACTTCGCGGTGATGCTGGGGTGGAGTAAGCAAATAAATCCGACTACGCGGTTCTTTAATCTCGATTCTTCAGCGCTGGACGGCGGAGATTTTCTGAAAGGGTCGGGCGACGTGGTAACGTTTTTCGACAAATATGTGTACACAGATGAAAGCCGCTACGTTAAGAACTTCAAAATAAGTAAGAAGGTGAGCAGTTACTCATGGGGTGTAGTTACAGCTCAGGCGACAATCACACTGAATAACACGACGGGGCGGTTCCTGCCAGAAAAAGATCCCGTGATCGGAAAGTTCATCAAGGCGGGGCGACCGATAAAGATATTAACTGGATATGATGGCGAAATGATTACGAATTTTGTTGGTTTTGTAGGCACACCGACGGTTAATATCGTGGAACAGACAGTGGAGCTGACGGCGTTTGACGCAATTACCTATCTGGATACAAAATATTCTAATCTACCAGCATTCGTAGGTAAGTTTGCGCACGAAATTGTGCGAGATTTACTGATTGAGCAGGGGTTCAGTGTCAACCAGTTTGAGATCGACCGGTCGCAACAGGTGGCGATTGGCTATTTATCGCCAAAAGACAAGAGCGTAACCGATCTACTAAAAGAATTAGCAGAGGCGGAAGCTGCGCTGGTCTTTGTTGACGAGCAGGGGATAATTCGGTTCTGGAATAGAACGCACCTGGCGAAGACTCAGCAAACAGCTCATATGTTCAGTTATTCTAACCTGACTAACCTACAAATTAAGTCAACGCCAGTGATAAACTCGGCGCAGGTGGTAGCGAAGCCGTTCAAAGTACAGGCATTTCAGAAGTTGTGGGAGCTGGAACAGGGTAGTGAACAGACGAAAATAAGAGCTGGTAAGACTATCGACATTTTCGCTGAGTTTCAGGATAGTGTTGGGGACTTTTATGTTGTAAGTGTAGATAGACCAGTTCACGCAAGCAGTAACTCTGGTACGTCGATGTATTCTGGCACGAAAAATTCTGACGGTGGAGGCGGCGCAATCAATGTACAGCTGGTGTCGGTGTACAACTTTGGCAGCACTTACAAAATGACCTTCCGTAACAACTCAAGTGTGGACGGATATGTTAATCGTATCCAGTTATGGGGCGTACCGGCAAAGGTAACGCAAGTAATTACCGAAAATGCCGTGAGTGAGCCAAGCATTGAACAGTACGGAGTCAATCCTGACACGTCAACCGGTTTTGGTGCAGAGGTATTGAAGATTGAAAATAACCTGGTGCAGGATGTTGGCGGTGCGAGGGCGATCGCTAATAACATCGTAACGTTGTACTCAAAACCAAACAGACAGTTCAAGTTGGATAACTTTTTTGTGCCGTATTTACAGATTGGTGATACGGTGGACTTGCAGATTGATGAGCTGGCTGATAGTTTCAGCTGCTTTATTACCAGTTACGAGCTGGCAGGCGGCGTGAATGCTAATTTTCGACAGAGCCTGGAGGTGGAGGAACGTCCGAAAATTAGTGCGTTTGAGCTGGACAAATCAACGCTGGATGGCGGAGATGTGCTAGCAAACTAAGTATGGTATAATGTAAGCAGTATATACGACCAGCCAGAGCGGCGGTCGTATTTTTATTGGAGGAAATAATGGATAGCGAGACAGCCAAGCAAACGCAAGATCAAGCCGAACTGGAGAAAATGGCAGATTTTTATGCTCAACATTACAGCCAGGTGTACTTTGTGAGATGTCTGAAAACTAATCTGGTAGTCGCAGTTGAGTGTTTTCCGGCAAAGACAATTCAAGGCTTTTCAGCAATTACCGCACCTAGGCGTGGGGGCAACCGTGATATTTATGATTATCAGGGGCTATTTCTGACGACCCGTGAGAGGCTAGATAAAACGCCTGAAGGGTTTCCGATGATCGGCTACGAAGCGTTAACTGGTAACGATACGCGGTTATCTAAATTTGAGAGAGGAACAATAAATCCAGTGCAACCAGGCGAGGCTAGTCCAGTAGAGCTGGTGAACTCATTTGCTATGAGCCCGTTCGAGCGAGCGCAGCTAGAGAGTGAAGTGGCACTAAAGCAAAGTGTCCATAAAGAGCAGGCAGATTACGAGCTGAAGTATAGCGATAAAGGTATGATTATTGAGCGATTTGAGACATTTCAAATAGAAAGGGTGAGATAGTATGACGTATGTTAACTTAAATTTTGTGCCGGGCGAAATTTTAACAGCGGCAAAAATGAATCTTTTGGCAGCAAATGACGCTAGTTTTCATGATGGAACGGGGATAGGCGATGGTTCTATACAACCACAACATATTGGCTGGAAAGATTTTATTCAATCGAAACAAGACAATGCCACTCTGCCAGTTACACCTGCTATCATCCAGTATGGTCGAGCAAGAGTAAGAGTACCAACTGATACCGTAGAAGCTACGACATTAGTCACGTTTCCAAAGGAATTTGAGAACGGAATGATACCAACTATCATTTGTACGTATAACGGTTATGGAAACGCTAGTGATCCGTGGTCAGATACACCAAATCCGTCTTGGGCTGGCGCAACATTTGGAGCTGTTGGTGTTACTAATTCAGGGTTTACAGCAAGATGTAGGCGTTTTGACGGCGCTATGCTTAGAGGCGTGTATTACTTTAGTTGGGTTGCGATTGGTGCAGCTTAATTATTTAACATACTCCAAAGTAACGCTAACTTCCGAATTGCCCCAAGCATAACTGCCAGAAATAGTAATATTCGTTTTATCAATGGAGGTAATGCCAGATTGGTGCGTCCCTTCAATATATGGCAGTGCCTGTTTTATAGGATTGTTTGACAATGTACCGGACAATCGCACATTGCCAGACCACGAAATCAGCTCCCAGGCGTCAGTCAAGCCAGTAATGCCATGGGGCAGGCTTGAGGTGTTGTCCCCACCAGTCACATTGACCACACCACGCACAACCTTACGATAAATCGGGCGACCATCTATCCATTTTTTGCCAGTATCCATCTCAGCAGATTTATAGGTTTTAAGGCTATCTGCTAATTTATCTGGTTGTATAGAACCATGAAAAAAGAATTATGTTTACGGTAAAAGCGTGGTATAATGTAGGTAAGTATATGCGTTTCAGGACGCATATTTTTATTTGGTTGCGGCCTGGGGTGAGAGAAAGGAGGTCGACAAAGTATGGCAGCAGCAAATAATACTAACGAAGCGGAGCTATGGCAAAAATTAGGAAAGATGGACGCCGATATACAAAACATCAGGAATCAGATAGAGTCAATCAGCGCAAAGATTGACAGACTGGATCTGACGGTGGTAGTAGAGCGGCTAGTGAAGCTGGAAAAAGACGTAGGAAATCATGAAGATAGGTTGGATAAGCTGGAAGATAACCAGGCAAGGATAGTTTGGTTTATCATCGCCGCCGTGGCTGGAGCAATACTGAAAATGGTAATTATCGATAGGATAGCAAAATGAGTATGTTAGAGCAGTTATTCTTTATGGCTATATTTGCAGGCGCGTTTAGCGGTGCAGTAGTTGGTTTACTGCTTGCGGCAACTTTCAAATTTGTTTATCGGTTCATTAAGAAAGTGTTAAAGGAGGAGTAGGAAATGTCATACCAAGAACTAACACAATTTAACTCGCCGAACTATACGCCCGAAAGCCAAGTATCAGCGGTGTATGGCATGGCACGATCTGTAGAGGGTGTCACATACCATTGGTGGGGCAGTAATTCAGACTTTATGTCGATAGTGAATTATCTGTGCCGCGCTAATGGTAATACCTCAGCGCACACTGTCGGCGAGGCTGGCAGGGTGGCATGGATTATAGATGCTGTAAACGCCGCTTGGCACGCTGGTAATGCTAGAGGTAACGCTACAACAGTCGGTTATGAATGTAATACGCGCCTTAGCGATGGTGATTATGAGACGATGGGCGAATTCCATTACGATATGGAGAAAGCTTACGGACGCCGCCTAAATATTTACGTGCATAAAGAATGGTTCAACACTAGTTGCTCACCAATCGACAAGAACCGTATCCGTGCAATCGCTGATCGCTATCACGCTGGCGGCGGTTCGCGTCCGACAGTCAACGAGACGCAGATTCGCGAAGTGTTCCGCTCAATTTTAGGGCGTGAAGTTGACCCAGAGGGTTTACAACACTACTTGGGGCAAGCTGATAAGGGATGGTCAATCGACCAAATCCGTGCTGATGTAAATAATTCTCAGGAGGCGCACCAACGACGTGCAGAGCTGGCTCGCCAAGCGGAAGAATTGAAACGAAGCGAGTGGGTGCGTAACCTGAACGATATTGAAGATATAAAACTGGTCGTCGCACCAGTCGCAGGACTACGTGCCGTCAATATGGTAACCATGGAAGCGTTTGGTAACGTGATTCCTAGAGGGACGGTTATCGATATCGCCAAGGAGACGATAGTGCAGGGCAAGAAATACTACCTATCGCAGTACGCCGTTAAGAACAACAAGCCGTTCGGCATTGCGGCGACAGAGCTAGTTGCGCCAGCTGATCCGAATAAAGATAAGCCGGCATGGCAAAAGAATCTGAAGGATATTGCCGATCAAGACTTCTGGACGCGTTCAGAGTGTGAGGTTACTGACCTAACTACTGGAAAATTAGCAAAGAAATTGCCAATAGGGACGAAGGTTCGCGTTACTCATGTTACGAGACTGGTTGATGATGACTTGATGGTGTTAGAGGGCGGTACGCTAGCAATCGATAAGCTGTATCTAAGCGATAAGCCAATCGATAGCCTAGAAAAGCGAGTTTCGGCGCTGGAGGTGCTCGTCAATAAGATCATCGAATTTTTAACCAATTTATTCAAAAATTTTAATAAATAATAAGGAGGACAATGATATGAA